GTCATGCTGTCTATCTCAACCGAGGATGAAGGCAGGGTATAATAAACGTCGGCAGTTTGATCGTAAAACTGAGTTTCTATCGCGTCAACCAAAACACCATCCCATATATTCTTCATTTCTTGCCAATCAGATAAATACGTGAGGGATGTTACCTCAACCTCGGAATCCAATTGAGCTGAAACCTGAATACGCCACCAGTATCCATTGACTCCATACATATAGTTAGGGATAGCGTCTGTGGGCATGGTGAACGTAATTGATCCGGTCTTGGCTAACGTTGCGCCACCCGTGTCGGTTCCATCAGATAATCCTGATACCTGAGTCCATGTACCGTTCCAGTAATAAATAGACATGATTGAAGCCGTGCCATTAGGAAGAGATACCGTAACCGTGAATCCATTAGCGACCATTTCAGTCATCACAAATAGACACTCATGATTAGCGTATGTATTCAAGGAATCAAGTATCGCCGCTGTGGTGGTGAGCCCATCTACAACCTTCTCGGTGTAGTCAAATCCTAACGTTGGAATGGTAGGAGGAGCTTCTGTACCATCGTATTTTATCAGCTTATTCACGTAGGTTACGTCACCCGCATAAATCTGGTGCTGATCTTTTCCATTCGAAAACAACATCTGGTCCTTAATAATTGACCATGCGGCGGGTTTTGAGGCAGCATCACCGTTAAACTTTTCTGATCCAAATACTCCGGTAGTCACAATAGGTGGTGGGTTCGTAGCCTCAAGAACATCTCCGTCAGACATTTGAGCATAAAAGTGTTTTTCATCCCGGCTACCCTTACTAAACTGATACATAGTCATTGCGGAATTAGATTCATCGGCCGTTGAATGTAGCTTTCTCTGACCCTTGCGTTTCTTGAACCCAGGATGAGTCGGACGCATGTTCTGAACCATTGAATACATGCCCAAGGGAATCTGCTGTGCTTCGAGAGCAGTATTACACCCTCCCTGAAACGGAAACGCTTCTATGTTACCTATCTGCATAGCCTGTTCATAGTTAGGCGCAACTGGAATATTGGGGTTTAAGACAGCTATCACTTCTTGTTTTTGAATCTTTTCGTCCATTTTCACCCTACTCCTATTTATTTAACTCCTATTTATTTATGCTTCTTGAAGCAGATCGGTCAGAGGCATACTCGCCTTTGGATTCTGACTGAAACTCTATGATATCCGCCCGAGTAAACATTAACTCGTTATTATACATCCCCAACACTTGAGTAGCCTGCTGAATTCTTTTTTCCTTCTTGAGAGCATTCCCATAAGCATGAAGAACTATGAGTAGCTGAAAATGTTCGGGAATCTGGGGTTCAGTCGCATCAGCAGCCATCTCGCTTGTAGGATAATCAGCTATATACAGGTTAAGAGGATAAGCAGCATCAGGTAGCGGATCTATCCCCACGCTTGATCCATTCTCGAACCATTTCTGGGGAGTCGCTCCATCAGGAGTAATGCGCCCGAGTTGATTGGGTAATATTTCTGGCAATCCTAATCCAGCCGTTGAATATTCTACGTGAAGAACGTTGTACCCGGCAAAGGCTACTGTCCTGGTATTTATTACAGTGGTGGCAGCATCTATGTTGTTTATACACTGACCGTGCATTGCTATATCTCGTTCAGCATCATTTATTAACCGATCTATCTGGGCATTAGTCCAGAAATCAGCAGAATCTTCATTCAATAAATCACGTATCCGGGTCCTCAAATTACCAAGATTAAATCTACCCATTATCTGCCTCCATAAAGTACAACATCCGGGATCTTCACATCTTTACGTATGTTAGAGTAACGCGTTATCACATCATTCCGGGCTTTTTGTAACTGAGATAAGTAGGGCATGTATAATCCGGTGGCAAGGGAAAATAAGTTATCCCGCAAAAACCCCCGTTGAGCAGCAAAACTTATGATAAGATCATGGAAAGATGCGGGAATCTCAGGCTCATCTGCATCAAGAGCCATTTCTGCGGTAGGAATTATTGAAGTATATATGTTTAAGTTGTATTTGGCTGTAGGTTTGGGTTCTATGCCGATGACTCCACCCCACTTGAACCAGTATTGAGGAGTATTGCCATCTGTCTTACCATGTCCTAATAATAAAGGGTTAATCTTCACAAGACCAATGGGATCTCCTGTAGCCGGAATATATTCAACGTGGAATACTTTAATACATGCTACTGAGACTGTCCGCTGATTAGCCGTTGTAGATTTAGACTGAATACTCTCAAGGCACAACCCCTTCGTGGCTATATCCAATTCAGCATCATTAATCCATCGATTAATCTGAGCATCAGAAAAAAACGAGGCAGTTGATTCGTTTAATTTATCCCGCACCCTTAATCGTATATCTGAAAAATCAGGCCAAGCCATTTTAATCTCCCTCTGTGTATCATATTATAACATGTTGTGTGTTGTGATGTATTATTCAACCCCTTACACCTTGGACGGGAACTGCTCGCCTATTCTGTTGTCCTGTTTTCCGAGGAACCTTGCATCCTCCGCGACCCTTGTTCTTCCTGACTCCACCTCCAGATCTATCTCTCTTTGGTATACCTTTTCTGGCCATCGCTACTTACCTCCTTTTTTTGGTTGATTTGCTGCGTGATGATTTGCTGCGTGATGTTTTGATTGATCCTGTCTCAATTCCATACAGCAACTTCATAGCTCTCTTCGCGGCATCGTTTGATCCACACGTTTGTTTAACCTTCCACATGCCACCCTTCTGATGATAAACTTTCTTTCCGATTACTTTATACGGCATCTTGTCCCCCTTTCATATTAGCTTAAGTAATGGCCACAAGAGGCATAAAACCGCTAACGCCATTACAATTAATATAAGTGCTGATAATGATTTCATAACATCCTCCCTTCTTGTCTAACTCACATACCTCATATAACTCACATACCTCACATAAACGCTTTATGGGGTGCTATATGAGGTTGATTTATGCTGTTAAGCCGGATGAAGTCTCGCTGAATCTTATCTATAAGTATCTCAGCCAAAGCTCCAAACGTAGCCGCTCTCTTTTCATCGAATGTAGTTTCTCCTGCCTTAAGATATGCACGCTTCAATACCCCGTACGGTAACTCGTTGTGATACATGGAGTTGAGTTCGGGGGTAGTAGCGCCAAGATTAGCAGTTGTAAAAGGAGTAATTTCAGTCCGTATCACAGTCAGGTTCACATCAGTTCCGGCTATATCCGCATCAGGAGGAGGATAAAAACTGATAGTATCAGCCTTGTAATCCAACACGTATTTCGTAGGAGTATCAAAAACAACATCATCGGTACGCCATAACGGATAAGCCCTGTCCATATATTCAGTAAATCTCTTTTTCAAAAAGGTAGTCTCGCCATCTACCCGCGCTGTTTCAACTTCAAGTATTCGAGAATCCAAAGCATAATCAATTTGATCTTCAACCAGCGTGATATCAACAACATCAGCCGTTGATACATCCCTTATATTCTCAGTCACCCGATCAATGTCATCGAGAGTCGTGTTCAGATGATTGACAAGTTCGGTATCGGTCCATTTATACGGCCTGACCTCATCATCAAGCATCCTCCTGACTTCATCCAATATCTCTTGCCCTGTCATGTCCAGCCTCCGTTATATACTCTCTTCTACATGTTCTCTTCTACATACTATCTTCCAATGAAAAAAAGAGGGAGGGGACACAATATCCCATCCCCCTTTTGTATGATAACTCTGCACTATTCCAAGACTATTCTTTTTTGACCTTGCTTTCCGGCATAACCTTAATCTTTGGTTTAGGCTTCGGAACACTATCAAAAGCACCCTTGGTTATTAATGTACCAGTACACGAAGGACATTCCTGTATAGCTACGCCCCTTCCGTTGTGAGTCTTAACGATTTTGCCGCACATAATACATTCCCTGTCGGCATCTCTACCAACATCTTTATCAACAATATCAATAGATTCATCCATAATAAACCTCCTTTACGCTATCTTTTTTAACCTATCACCAAGACCTCGGAAAGATTACCCTCAGTAATGGTAGTGGTAACATGC